ACGAGGTTGTCGTGATCTCGTATGCTTCGTTTCAAGTTGCTGATGCCTATACGAAGGCTGAGACTTACTCGAAGGCTGAAGCTGACGCTGAGATTGCTTTTAAATCGTTTACTGAGGGTGCCAACACAGGATATGGCACTGCTCATAGAGTAAACAACCCAGCTTACTATGGGGATATAGGTTCTGACGCCCTTGATTTGAGTTATAATGCTTTTGCTTCTACAACCCGTGGCGCTACTGGTGCCAAATCCACAGCAATTGGTGGTGGTGTAACGGCATCTGGCGATAACTCCACAGCAATTGGCTCTAATTCAGAAGCATCTGGCCTTCGCTCAACAGCAATTGCATATCGTGCATTAGCATCTGGTGATAACTCCGTAGCGGCGGGTTATATAGCAACAGCTTCTGGCATCGGTTCCTTCGCACAGGCTAGTAGGGGGAATGCTAGTGGTAGCTACTCAGCAAACTTTGGGAATAGAACATATGCAAGTGGGTATACTGCGTTTGCCTCTGGAAATGGAACAACAGCAGCGGGTGATAACTCATTTGTAGTAGGTTATAATGGCGGCACAGGCACAGCCTCTGGAACCGTGTTTGGCGTGGCGTATGGTAATAGCACTGGGGACATCACGGCTTCTACGACAGACACGAACTTAGTGCTTGCTGTGTCTAATGCTGGTCATGTCACTATGCCGTATCAGCCTTTCTTTAAGGCCAGATCACAGCCTAACGTAAATATTACGACACAGGGGCAGATATTACCGTTTGACGTTGTGGATAAAAACATAGGCAATCATTACAATAACAGCACATTTACGTTCACCGCCCCTGTTAATGGGGCCTACGTTTTTAACGTAATGCTGTTTACCCCTCCCAACCTAATATCTTTCGATTACTTCTACGTTAACGGGGTCCGTCAGACTTCTATTGAGCAGAACCATGCTCCAACAGGATACACTAACCGCAGTGATGTGTTTGTGGTCTACCTAGTTGCAGGGGACGCCGTGAGTATAGTTCATTGGGTAGGCACAACGCACCTCAACGGGTCTTTTGCTGGGCCACACAGCTACTTCAGCGGCTACCTTCTCGGATAACCCCCCACACAAACAAAAGGAGGCATCAACATGCCAAACATCACAATCACGCTGACTGAGACACAATATAAAGGTCTTGAATACGCTGCCCTGTCACCTGAAGACTGGGCCATCAACGCAGTCACAGAACGCTGCCGCATTGCTAACGACGAGATCGTGCAGCTAACAGTGCAGCACTGCTTGGACAACGGCGAGGCCATCCCTCTGACCCGTGAAGCTATCGTGGCTCATGCGTTTGAACACGGTGTCGTCAAGACTTCAGCAGAGCGTCAAGCAGAGGCAGAACTAGCCCAGCAGGTTATCTGATGAGTGGGTACATTGGCAACGTCCCAACACCACAGGCCACCCAGACACGCCAGTCGTTCACAGCTACAGCCTCCCAGACTAGCTTCGCCACAGCGGGTTACACCGCTGGCTTCCTCGACGTGTATCTCAACGGGGTACACCTGCTAGACAGCGCAGACTACACAGCTACTAATGGTTCAGACATCGTGCTGACTGTTGGTGCTGCTGCGGGTGATGTGCTGGAGGTTGTGTCGTATAGTACGTTTGAGGTGGCTGATGTATATACGATGGCTGAGACCTACTCGAAGGTTGAAGCTGACAGTCGCTATGTGAACACAACAGGTGACACTATGACGGGTTCGCTTACTGCAAGCGGTCAGTTGAAACAGTTTGGTAGCAACCTTGTAATAGACGATGAACGTGGCACAAACATCGCCGAACTTGATACTTTCGTGATGACCGCAGGATCCAACTACAAATTGGCCCGCATTATGACGGTAGGCGACACTCAGCGTATAGGCACATTTGCGCTAATGATTTGGATGTATGATTCTGGCCCCCACGGTGCGGGTACTCATTATTGGAGTGCCTCATACTCAGGTGTCATTTCTACGAACCATTCTGGAACAGCCTACAATGCAACAGGGCCATCTCAGTTAACTTTAAACAGTCACTACCATCACAGGACGGTAGCAGAGCCTACTTTCTACTTGGATAGTGATAACTCTGTGGGTGCATACGGTCACACCAACTTATACATTAACGTACCTGTAAACACGCAATTTTACAATGTTGGTGTCTATTTAAAACGATTGGCTTGGTGAGGAGATAATCATGGGGTTTACTTATAAAGATATTACATACGTTGTCACACCTGACAGCAGTATCCCAGATGGCAATGGTGGGGTTATCCCCCTACGTGAGCATCTTGGCATGACGGACGAGGCATTTGGTAAAGCAATGCTTGAACACAGCACTGAGGAAACCCGTAAAGCTAGGGCGTCTTCTTACCCGTCTATTGGGGATCAACTCGACGCACTGTTTCACGCTGGGGTTTTCCCAACAGAAATGTCGTCTCTGATCCAACAGGTTAAAGATAGCAATCCAAAGCCAAAAGCAGAACTATCTTCTCAGGAGGCATCAACATGAGTAGATCACGAGCAAGACTAGCCGCAGACTGGTTCGCAAAGCTGCGGCAGAATGCAGTGACACAAGAGGTCGAGCATACGGATGTTGTGGCTGCTGAAGCTACTGCCACTGCGGCTATCCAAGTTGAGTTAGACGCTAAAGCACCTCTTGATCATAACCACATTTCTGAGGGGAGTTTCACTGTTGGAGGCAGTGCAAGTACGTACTACCCAGTTATATTTGAGAGACATTGGGGCTGTAAAATCTTAATATGGAAGCACGTACATAACTATGCAACTTGGGATGGACTTGTAACATTTCAAATTGATACGCATCCTTATGGCTGGGGTGGATATGCCAGTAACTACTTTGTTAGACAAAATGTATACTCCAATAGAGCTTTTGTTCATTCTGCTGGTGGCACTGGTGATGCTGGTAGCTACGTGGTTGTATACTTACTCGGAGGTGGCAGGACTTATCAATATGCTACAAGTGGTCTTCACACAGCAGGGGGTCTTTGGGGCGGTCCTTATTATACTACTACAGCTTTGACTAATAATGGTACTGTTGGCCCAACCACTTCGGCAGCGAGTCAAGCATATAAGACCATATCATAGGAGGACTAAATGGAAGATTATACAGCAATTGAAAACCCTTGGGTTGGTACATTTGTGGATGCAGATGTTTGGTCTCACACAGAGAACATCCTAATGGGTAAAGCCCCTAGAGACTACCTAGAAGCCCACGGTTGTTTGCCAGAAGATATAGACGCAGCACTGTCTGAGCAGCTTCGCATGGAGCGTGACGGCCTGTTAGCTGAAGTAGATGCCTTCGTCGGCAATCCACTGCGCTGGGCTACACTCTCAGCAGAACAGCAGGATGATTGGGCAGTCTACCGTCAGTCTCTGCTTGATGTGCCACAACAGGCTGGCTTCCCGAAGGATGTCGTGTGGCCTGTTAAACCCTAACTGAGGATACTTAAATGTTTGGCTTTAGCGCATTATCTATCTCACCATTCTCTACTGATGTAGAAGTACGCTTTGATGTAGTAGGTGTATCTGCTATTGCTGCAACAAACCCTGTCGTTGTAGTAGCCCCTGCCAACACTAGCTTAGCACCTGTATCTGCTTCTTCTGCGCTGGGCGATGTAGTAGTTACTGCAGATAGCATTACACCTAGTGCATCTGTATCTGCTGCAAGCTCACTAGGTAATACTATAGTTGTAGCTAAAGCTGTAACTATTCCATTAGGGCTTGCTTCTACTGGATATGTAGGTATAACTACTGTAGTAGCTCTATCTAATACACAGATAAACAGCCCAGCGCTAAGCATTACTGTAGGTAATACAAGTGTTATAGCTAAAGCTGTTACAATCCCTACAGGTGTAGCAGCTAACAGCAATACTAATACAGTAGATACAAGAACTACAAACGTATTTGAGATTAGTTCACCACCACTAAACATCTATGCTAGAAGACCTGAGATTCAAGCTGTTCAGTTTAACTATGAGCTTATCAAAGATAGCTACAGCAGAAATAGGGTTGTATACGTAGAGCCTACGGTTAAAGGCTTTACTGTTTCTATACCAGCAGATCCTTCACAAAGAACCATATACATTGAGGCTACAAACACGGACAGAGTAGTTCGTATTGCAGCATAAGGAATACATGAATGTCATATAAGTGGCCTGATAAAGATAAAGATGAGATACTTGACTTCAATGTAGATTGGTCACGCTTCTTGGGTGATGATAACATCTCTGGTGTTACTTGGTATATTGATGATGCTAATGGTGTTAAGACTGAGGTGTCTGCTGCTGATGTAGTTAACGGTTTGCAGATGGTTCAGAAGACTAACACCTTGAGTATATCTACAATCAGACTCTCCCTTGGCATTAATAACGTCAGGTATCTTATTACTTGTAAGGTCACTACAGTAGAGGGTCTACAGTATGAGCGCTCTATCTATCTACGTGTTAAGGAGAAGTAAGAATGGCATATGACTTTATTGGTCTAGTTAATGACGTTAACAGACGCC